GGCTTAAAAAACGATTCAAACCCAGTATTATATTCATTGATTACTTGAATATTTGTTCTTCGTCTCGACTTAAAAATGCAAACAATACTAATTCGTATACTTATGTCAAGTCGATTGCAGAAGAACTCCGAGGACTTGCTGTAGAATATAATGTTCCTGTGTTTAGTGCCACTCAAGTTAATCGAACAGGATATCAAAACAGTGATATCGGTCTAGAAGACACATCCGAATCGTTTGGACTTCCTGCAACCGCAGACTTCATGTTTGCCATGATATCCAACGATGAATTAGATGAAATGAATCAGATTCTAATCAAGCAGTTAAAGAATCGATACAACGATACAGTTGTAAACAGAAAGTTTTTAGTAGGAATTAATCGTTCAAAGATGAAATTATTTGATGTTAAACGAGAACAACAGACTGTTCCTATTTCTACAGAAAAGATAGATCTGATTCCTAAACGTGTTCCTAATGCCGCTGCCTGGAATTTTTAATGTGTTCGTATATTGATGTTAAATATATCAATTTAGTTTCTCCACTGTTAAAAAAATTCAAGTGGAAATCTACTAAACTGGCAAATTGCAGATGTCCTATTTGTGGTGATTCCACAAAAAGCAAAACAAAGGCTCGAGGATATTTCTTCAAAAAGAATAATGATTTCTTTTTCAAATGTCACAACTGTGGTGCTGGATTGAATGTTTATAATTTTTTAGAAAGAATGGCACCAACTCTGTGTCGTCAATACGCACTGGAACGATATACCAAAGGAGAAAATAATAAATCAAATTATATCAAACCAGAAACTAGAGATTTATATCCAGAACCAGCAAGTATACCAAAACAGTATTCTTATATATCCGTTTCCGATTTACCAGATGATCATATTTGTAAAAAATACCTTCAATCTAGAAAATTAGATCGTTACTATCATCGGTTTGGTTACGCAGAAAATTTTGCAAAGTTGGCCAAAGAAATCAATTCTAAATACGATCTATTCGAGGAACCCAGATTGGTTATTCCGATAATGGACGAATCAGGCAAGTTACAAGGAATTCAAGGAAGAATATTAGAAGGATCCAGAAACGAGACCAAATATATCACTATACGAATAACAGAAGATCCTCTTTGTTACGGCATAGACAGAATAGATAGAAACAAAACCGTTACAGTGGTGGAAGGACCAATAGACAGTATGTTTCTAAACAATGCAGTAGGATGTCTTGGATCCAGCAACTTTCGTGAAATGGAGTCTAGATTCGATATAGTGGATGCAGTATATGTTCTAGACAACGAACCCAGAAACAAGGAAATAGTTCGAATTTTAGAAAAACTTATCAAAGACGGAAAACGAGTTTGTATCTGGCCCAAAGAAAACAAGTTTAAAGATGTTAATGACATGGTCTTGCAAGGAATCAATGTCTGTGATACAATACGGAGTAATACTCATTCCGGATTGTCTGCTATGTTGAATTTAAATGAATGGAGAAAATTATGAATGAAGATTTTAAAAATATGACACCAGAAGAAATAGAACAATTCGAAGACGCGTATCTTACGTTTACTTCGAACTTTATAGAATATGTTCGAGAAGTTCATCCTGACGTTTTCAAGCGAGCATTAGATTACGCAGCGACGGTTAACCCATGATAAACAGAATAGAAGTTCTTAATCGTGGTTATGTCGATTATGTAGATCACATGGGCAACGATCTAACTGTTGTCAATGCGGCTCGAGTGTCATTCAACAAACAAAGTGAATGGGACGGCGAGCAACATTGGACAGGAGAAATCAAAGACAAAAAAATGTCTGAACGTGATCAAAAACTCATACGATATCTTGCCAAACACAATCACTGGACTCCGTTTGCCCATCCTCAAATTACTTTACGAATCAAGGCTCCTATTTCTATACGAACACAATTCTTTAAACACAAACAAGGATTTGTTGAAAACGAAGTTTCTCGACGATATGTTACAGATCCTCCAGAGTTTTATATTCCACTTTGGAGAAAGGCTCCAACAGAAGGAGCAAAGCAAGGATCTAGTGGTTTTGTTGAAAATCATGAGGAAATTCATCTCAGAACTCAACGATACATTGAAGCATTACAAAGTTGTGTCAAACACTACGAGTCATTGATTGAATCCGGTGTTGCACCAGAACAGGCCAGATTTATTTTACCCCAGGGAGTTTTTACTGAATGGTGGTGGACAGGTTCTCTTGCTGCCTTTGCCCGGTTTTACAAGCAACGCTCAGATCCTCATGCACAATGGGAAATACAACAGTACGCGGAAGCCGTTTCAAAAATAATTAGCAGGCTTTTTCCTGAGTCTTGGTCTTGTTTGATTCAATCTGCATAAATAAAGAAATAACTTATGAAAAATCAAATAGAACTACCGTCACTTTATCAACAGTTCATTCATCTTTCCAGATACTCTAGATGGTTAGAAAAAGAACACAGACGAGAAACTTGGGCGGAAACCGTTAAACGGTATTTTGATTTTTTTGAAAATCACTTGGCAGAAAGTCAAAAGTATAATCTTTCTAAACAATTACGAACCGAACTAGAAAACAGTGTTTTAAACCTGGAAATCATGCCCAGTATGAGATCGTTAATGACTTCTGGTGAGGCCCTTGACAGAGACAACACGGCAGGATATAATTGTAGTTATGTTGCAGTTAACAGAGTTCGAGCTTTTGATGAAATTTTATACATACTCATGTGTGGTACTGGTGTGGGATTTAGTGTAGAACGCCAATATGTTGAAAAACTTCCTACAATTGCTGAAAACTTTTCTCCATCAGAAACTGAAATCTGTGTGGAAGACAGTAAGGCGGGATGGGCAAGATCATACAAAGAACTCGTCTCGTTACTTATTGCTGGTCAAATTCCGAGGTGGAACCTTAAGAAGATACGAGCTGCAGGAGCAAGACTTAAAACCTTCGGCGGTCGCGCATCTGGTCCACAACCGCTCAATGATTTGTTCCGATTTACCGTTGATACATTCAAGAGGGCTGCTGGCAGAAAACTTACGAGCATCGAGTGCCACGATATCGTATGTAAAATTGCTGAAGTTGTAGTTGTAGGAGGAGTTCGTCGATCTGCACTAATTTCTCTGTCCAATTTAACAGACGAGAAAATGAGAGACGCCAAAGTAGGACAATGGTGGGAGGCAAATCCTCAACGATCACTTTCTAATAATTCTGTTGCGTATAAAGAAAAACCTGATATTGGTGTGTTTATGGAAGAGTGGTTGTCTCTTTACAAATCGAAAAGTGGAGAACGAGGAATTTTCAATCGTGATGCCTGTAAGAAAACTGTTGCAAAATTAGGAGACCGAAGAGATCCTAATTACGAATGGGGTACGAATCCGTGTTCAGAAATTATTCTGAGAGATCGTGAATTTTGTAATCTGACAGAAGTAATTGTCAGAGAAAACGATACTCCAGAAACTCTTAAACGAAAAGTTCAACTTGCCACTATACTAGGAACCTGGCAGGCATCTTTAACTCATTTTCCGTATTTATCTTCGGAATGGAAGAAAAACTGTCAGGAAGAGGCACTGTTAGGAGTTTCTCTTACTGGTATTTTAGACAACAAGATGATGAGAAATCCCGGCAAAACACTGGAAACTTTGTTGGACGATCTTCGTTCCAGTGCAATCACAACCAACAAAGATTGGGCAAAACGTATCGGAATCAATCCTGCCGCTGCAATCACATGTGTCAAGCCAAGCGGAACGGTGTCGCAATTAACAGATTCTGCCAGTGGAATTCATCCAAGACACAGTAAATACTATATTCGTACAGTTCGTGCAGACAGAAAAGACCCGTTGTGTCAAATGATGTTAGACAAAGGATTTCCTGCAGAACCATGTGTAATGAAACCAGATTCTACCATGGTATTTTCGTTTCCAGTAAGTTGTCCTAATTCTTTTACCAGGAACGACCTGACTGCAATCGACCATCTCAAGATATGGTTAACTTATCAAAGACACTGGTGCGAACATAAGCCCAGTATAACTGTAACAGTAAAAGAATCTGAATGGATGGATGTTGGTGCATGGGTATACGAACATTTCGATGAAATCAGTGGAATATCGTTTTTACCTCATTCTGATCATTCGTATCGTCAGGCACCGTATCAGGAATGTACCAGAGAAGAATGGGAAAGTTTAAGTAACATATTGCCTAAACAAATCAATTGGACTGGAGAATTGGTTTCTTTTGAACAAGAAGATCAAACCGTAGGCAATCAAACTCTTGCCTGTTCTGGTGATAAATGTGATTTTGTTGATTTAACTAATTAATAAAATACTATTATAAATCAATAGGCTTATAAATAAACTAGGAGGGCTCTTTATGTTCAAAGTCCTTAACTGGTTTGTTTTATCGTTGCTGTTGATTGGTTGCAGCATCTCCAAACCAATCGTTCAAGTTGAATCAAAAGAACCTGTTCCTAAACTAGGAATATTTCGAGGATTCGATATATGCACCACCGAAACAGATTTGTATCCCGGTGTTGTTGCATTGCACTCTACAGATTCGTTTGTAGGTAGCGGAGTTTTAATTAGTCCGTATTATATTCTTACTGCAGGACATTGTATAGATGGCGGTAATTTAGATTACATTAAATTACTAGACGGTCGAACTTTTTGTATCAGTGGAACAATACTTCATCCTGTATACGGAATAGGTGAATTAGTTTTAAACGATATCGGAATAATTGTATTAAATGAACCAATACTGGATGTAGAAACTTATCCGTTGTGTCGATCTATATCAGAAATATCAAAGTACCAACATATTGATATTTCAGGATGGGGTGCAAAAATTAAAAAACAAAGTCAATGGAGCAAGTTTTTCTTTTACGGAGTTCTCCAACGAGAAGAAAATCAATTCAAAGTTCTTCCATTAAACGGTACTGTTTGGTTTGGAGATTCGGGTGGTGCAGTATACTCTCAAATCAACGGAAAAAAATATTTAATAGGAATAGTAAGTAATTTTTCGGCCACTTTGGTAGAAGGAAAGATACAATTTATAGAAAATTCATTTGTACGAGTAGATTATTATCTGGGTTGGATCTTGTCTGAAACTAAATAGTATGATGATAATCGCTGGAATAGATTACAGTCTTAACGGTCCGGCAATATGTGTTACCGACAGTACTATACCATTTAATTTTAAACACTGTAATTTTTATTTTCTTTCTGATACTAAAAAGTATTCTAAAACATTTCTTAATAATATTCACGGTGAAACGTTTAAAGAATACAATGAAGAATCTGAACGATACGATTCAATTTCAGATTGGGTGATGGGAATAGTGACAGGAATAGATCAAGTGTGTTTGGAAGGATATGCGTATACTGCACAAGGAAGAGTTTTCAACATTGCAGAAAATACTGGAATATTAAAGTATAAACTCTGGCAAAGCAGAATACCAGTGGAAGTAGTTCCTCCCACAACAATAAAGAAATCAGCAACAGGTAAAGGAAATTCAGATAAATCAAAAATGTACGAACAGTTCATGGAAGACACCAGTGTTCCTCTTATGGAATTAGTGTCTCCTGATAAAACAAAAATATCAAATCCGGTTTGTGATATAGTAGATTCGTACTACATCTGCAAATATTTACACGAAAAAATTAACGATTAAAATATTTCCACTCTTCTGGACTTATAAAAAGTTGCTTTTCTGTCTGTGTGTGTCTGTCTATTACCCTGGGATTGATGTTTGGTTGCTTGGGTCGGCGACCAGTTAGGCCACGAATCGTGTCTCGGAGATTTTCGAAAGGATCAAAGATTGCTTTATAAGGATTAAAATTTCCGATTGCCTTCAGATAGTCATTGATCGTTCTATATTTCGGATGAGCGAGTTTTAAACGATCCCACAGATCAGGCGACTCCTTATGAAATGGTTGATAGGCCCCATTGGGCACGGCCGCACGCAACAATGACTCATCGGCCGGAGGTTGTGACTTGGGGACGTATTTACCGCCTCCAAGCCACCGACCAAGATCAGAATAATCCTCATATAAAGAATTTGATTTAGACTTTTGTTCTCCCCAATAGTAATTCAAAGGACTATTTTGCTGCTTTTGTAACTGATGTAACTGTTGTTCCTTGAGTTGTTCTTCTGGTGATTTGGTAGGACTTTTCCAGTTATTAGTTTTCGCCAGTTTGGTAATAGATTCAGAAAGGGCTTTAACCAATGGATCCTGTGAATTTTTGGGAGTTGACATATAATTATCCTTTATTTTATATTTATAATAGTCAACAATTCCATTTTCTTAAAGATTTATTGATTCTGGAATCTGGATCGTTTGCAGTTTTTGCACTGGTTAGTTTTCGTTTCATGCCAGTCATTCTTCGACAGAACGACTTTCTTCGTTTATCATCTTTGGAACCTTTTTTAATTTTTGATGGATCTTTGGTGACTGCCGTTTGAAGTTTAGACCCGGGATTTGCCCTTCGATAAGAAGCTACTCCTTTTCGATTAAGACCTCCTTCAGGATCTTTTCCTTCTTTTCTGGTCCAGGCTGGACTTTTTGCTTCTGTTATTGGTGTTTCGTGTAATCCGTGCATAAAAAACGAATGAACTGCAGCCGGCATTACAGATTCTCCGTCTATTCTTAAAGTAGGAAATTCTTCAATCAGTCGTTTTCCTAATACATGAAGATAATCTCGAGTAGGGTTAGAACCGTCATGTGCTTTTTGAACTGCGTTTAATGCCTGTTCGTATATTTCTATATGGTGAGATTCTGGTGGTTCTGCAGTTCCTTTCAGAACAGAGTGCATGACAGCGATGGCATCCTGTTTTGAATCTCGGCCTTGAATTTCTGTTAAATATTGTAAGAATGAACGCATCAAAATATTTATATTATTTTATTCTTGTAACAATTTAGGCTTTTTGGATTTAGAGGCTGTTTTCAGATACCAAGTTATGCTTACACCCAATAATAACAAATAAAATAATAATCCATACCAATTAAAACGAGTAACTGTTATTTCTGTACCGCTCTTAAGAGATATTTCTAAACCAGAATCTAATTTAACTGGAACAGG